AAGAGCTATGGATTATGTGTGCTTTTTCAAATAAATATTTTAGATTAAATTACGACCGCCGTTGTTCGACCTAGAGTTAGACACAGCATTGTTACCATTCCAATACCACAAGCCAGCCTTAGCACCGTTGTTCCAATTCCCACCCACGAGCAAGAAAGCACAGGACTTCGCACACACTACCCAGAATATTTAATTTTTTGTTTTATTTTTTATACATCAAGGGAGAGAAATCTCCCTTGACAATCCCTCTTAAAGAGGTTTGAAGCAAAGGCGACCGCCGTTGCCCGACCCAGAGAGAGACACAGCATCGTAACCAGCCCAAGACCACAAGCCAGCCGCAGCACCGCGGCGCCAAGGCCCACCCACGAGCAAGATTACGCCAGCGTCAGCATACCAGCTATAGTCGCTATAATAGCTTCCGTCAGCTCCACCAACAGCGCTAATATATTGCAAAAGTGGATTTTTAGAGAAGTTGCTGATAGTTTTAATATAACCTTCAGACTTAGGTCTATCTCCCATATAAGAGTAAGGCATAGTTGTCTTAGCTCCAGCGTATTGTGTAGGGTCAGTGCAGATGTAAACCTTTTCTTTATTGAAAGATATACCGTCGCAGAAAGTCCAAGTGTTTCCCCAAGGATTTTCAATTCCACGATACTTACAAGCGTGATAGCCGTCAGTATTACAAGAAGTGTCAGTCCAAGCGTCAGACGCTGCGTCGTGATTATTATTCCAAGAGCCAGAAGGGGTTTTTACATTGTCTGTATGGCCGGTTATAAGAGCTGCCGTGTTTGAGCTATTAGTAAATCCAGTCATAATTGACTGACTATGAGTAGTAGCAAATTCAATTAAGAATAGCTGTTTCAAAATCATATCAATTAAGAAGTCATATTGCTGATAGCCAGAGCCGTTAGCTCTTGCAGCAGTTCTTAAGTTGTCGATAGTGATATTTACAAGGACTGTTTGACCGGTCTTAGAGTATAATCTCGAAGAAGAGCCAGAGCCTTCGTATTTACCAACATCTATGTAGTCAATTTCATTTCCTTTGCCGTCAATGAAAAGCGTAGAGAATCCACTGTGTCTCATACCAGATATTTGATATTTATAAGTTCCATTAGAATTTTTAGTAACTTTACTATAAAACTTAGGAATCCTTATAAACACATTTCCGGCAGAATCCACAACTTCTGTCATATCGCTCCACGGGAAGCAATTATCGAAGTCGCTTCTGATTTCAGAAGTGCCTCTTTCATAAGTTAAACCGACAGCTGCGTCAGTTCTGGTTAGTGTAGGACTTTGGCTTCCAACGCCGTCTACACCATAAATTTTAGCTTTTTCAAATACCATTTCGTCCTCCTATTTGTTTTCTAAAGCTTTGAGCCTTCTGTCTATCTCGCCACCTTTAGAACATCTATTAGCAGTAACAGCATTTTCAGCAAGGTAGCCTAGAGCAGCAAACACAATATCCTCAAGATTAAACGCAGTTAAAGGCGTTCCAGCGTCATAAATAACAGTTCCACTTACAGCTATCTGGTCTCTAAGTTCCTCAATATCTGAAGTAGCGTTGTCGAGCTGAGTCTGTTTTGCCGTAGTAAAGGAAGCTGTGGTTGCGTCCAATACAGACTTGTTAGAGTGACTGTGTTTTTTAGTTACAGCGTCTGACAAGTTAGCGTTTGTCTGATTATATGTATCTAAAAGGCTCTTATTAGAGTGTTCGTGCCTTTTGCTCGTATTGCTATCAATCTTTGACTTATAATCGTCAGAGATTTTGAATTTTACCTTGTTTCCGTCATTAGCGTCTATATACATAGTCAAGGTAGTTCCGTCAGCATAATATTCGTTTACAAGTGCTGCAACTGGAATTTTGATAAGCGTATCATTATCAAGCTCTAGCCAGATTTCTTTTGTAGTTGCATTATAAGTTCCACTTTTAACTAAATATTCTGTAGGAAGGTCTATAGAAAAAGTTGTTCCATTAGTCCTTGTAATTGTTAAAATTCCATTTTCAGAATTAAGCGTTATGTTCTTTATAGCTAAGTCTACAGCGTTTTTATTTTCTGTAACTCTTCCGTCTAACAAACGGCCTCTATTAGCTGATAAAGGCTTATTTGTTGCTATGCTTGTGTAGTTGTCTTGAATATCTGAATATTTTACTCTTTCGTTAAAAGCAGCTTGCTGAGCTTGTGATATAGGTTTATTGTTATCTGATGTATTGTCTACATTTCCTAAACCTACTTGAGCTTTAGTAACAGAGTGAGGGTTGTTTGTAGCTGACTCGTGTTCGCTTTCGGCTTCTTGTATAGCGTCTAAGATAATATTACCTTCAGCCACAATTCTCTTAAGTTCTGATATTAGAGAGTTGTTTGCGCCAGTTACAAACTCAAAGAACGCTCTTTTAATATCTTCTGGCTTCATACCAGCTTCAGAAGGTCTTATAGGAAGTCCGTGTGCAGACTTTCTTAAGATTGCTTCTTCGGTAGCTGGAGAGATAGGTGTTATTTGTCTATTACTCATTATTTGACTCCTTTATTGATTTTGTTAATTTTGTAAACAATCGTTAAATTGTTGATTATGCAATTCTTATCGTTATCGCTTTTAATCTTAAACATAATATAGTTAAAGTTTCTAACCAACACTTTCTTTGTGTAGCTGTGAGCAAAAGCTGAATCGAAAGAGAAGTTGCTAAAATCTAAATCTTCAAAACTAAATACCTTCATACCACGAGCTTGGTGTAATTTGTCTAGGTTTTTAGTTTCGTATCCAAACTCTACAGCGCCGTTTGTTGTTGGGTCAGTAGAGATAGACATTTTTAGAAGCGTCTTACTATAGTCGTTAGTTCCAAAGTCAAAGACTGGAGAATACCACTCAGCGACTACATTACGCCTTAAAACGATACTTGCAAGAAGATTTGTAGGCGTTGTCTCGTTATACCTTGCCAAGACCATTATCGGAGAGCTAGACACTCTCTTTAACTGGAAGCTTGCAGATGTTTGTTCTACGCTGGTTATCATAAGTTGCTCGTCTGTGAGCTTTCTTAAAAGCCTAAATCCAGAAGCTTGAAGTGTTATTGTTTGACCTAAAGCGTTAGTTAGCTCAAAAGTGCAATATCCATAATCTATATCGACTATGGTGTATTTTGTATTAAGTGCTAGTCCAGAGTTTCCTACATTGTCAGCATAGACTTCCATACCGTTGAAGAATCTTCCTATATGGTTTTCCGATAACAAGATTTTTCCGTCTTCGGTTAAGCTGTAGTCTGGAATATCTTCTGAAGCTTCATTGTTAAGTGTAAGCTCATAAAGATTGTCTGTAGAAAATTGAATCGTGTCGCCTTCTTGAAGACCTAGCTCTAAAGTTCCATAGATAATCCTATTGCTTTGAATATCTAAAGTAAGCTGGCCGGCAGAAGTGTTGTAATAAGTTCTATCTGTGAACTCTTTATCAAACACGCAAATCATACCGTCTGCAGTTCCGAAATAAAGCTCGTCGTCTATGATAGCCCACACTCTAGCTGGTATATTATCCCAATACCACCACTCATAGCTAAAGGTGTCTCCCATATCTCCTTCAGATTGAGAAGTAAACCTTGCGTCAGCTATATAGCAAACATTATCCAAAGACAAGTAGTATTTATTTTTATAAACAATTCCTACAGCTTCTGATAAGTCTGAGTGCTGTTTTAATCTTTCGTTTATGTATCTACTACGCTCTTTAGCGTATCTTTCAGTGGTTGATACATTGTCGCCAAGCACAACGCCAAACACGCCGTTAGGAGAAAGAATTAAAACATCTCCAGATAAGTTAGCGCTTGCATATCTGCTTTGAACACCTTCGCCAATACTTCCGGCAGATGTAGGGAAGACGGTTGTTATATTTACTAAATTTCCGTCAGAATCGTAAATCTCATTATCTGAGCCAGTTCTAAAATAAACTGTAGATTCTTGAGAGTTGTCTTCTTTGAAAATTGCCAAGCTGCTATCTGATAGTCTTTGATAAGCTTTTATTCCATAAGAAGAACTTCCTAGCTTCGCATAGCTTAAATCTGTAAAGTAAGTAAAATCGTCCACTTCAGAATAAAAGTCATAGTTACATAAGTTTTCATTTCCGCTTAAGAATAGTCTGTTAGAGCTTCCATTAGTTCCAAACAATATTCCAAAATTGCAATTAGTTATTCTGTCTTCGTAGCCTTCGGTGGTGTGCTGGAAGGTTACAAAGATATTGTCTCTTTGAGCTATCTGTGGCTTAGTGTTGATTGTGAAAGTTATCTGACCTTTGCTAAAGTCTATGTTTCCGACAATAGTGTCGCCAAGATAAAGCTTAGTTTTATCGTCTCCAGAGTTGGTTATTTCTTTCGTTACAGCAGTAGTGCCGTCAAGCGTCTCTAGGAGGATTGCAACCGTTGAATTAGCGTCAATTTCGCCAGAGTCGACTGTATAAGTCTTGTTAGTTGCGTCTACGCCTAGAAGCTGATTTTTGCGCTTATTTGTCAAAAGGTTTATGCTATCTAAAACACTTCTAGCTCCGTCGTCTGTTACACTATCGTCGCTGATTGATATTGTAGTAGTAGGAATATAGGTGTCTGAGTTGTTATAAACTCTTCTAAGCTCATAAGTAGAGCCTTCGTTCCAAGTTCCATAAACTAAAAAATCGCCACAGCCAATAATATAAAGTCTTCCTTTAGCTATAAAGCACTGGCTTCTCTGGTCTTTAATCCTACTAGAAATAACAGCAGATTCTGTAGCAGAGTTTGTTATATCCGTAGTAGAAAAAACTTTTGTAGCTTGATTATAGTCTAAAGTGAAGAACTTAGTTCCGGCGTGAACGATTGTCTTTTTGATATTTCCGTGTTTGTAATTGAAGATTCCGTTAATCTTTAAGTCGTTTCCTTGAGTATCTCTTATCTTGATAAGTTCGTTCCAGCCGTTTCTTTTACGGTTTACACCATATTCGTTAATAAAGTTTTTCATTTCTGTTGCTCTATTAGACTGAACTTTTAGAGGAGAGCTTGAAAAGTCTACGCCTTTGAAGTCGTCTAACTGAGCGCTAAGTCTCTCTTTAAGAGAGATGTTTGTTGACATTCTCACGCTCATTTATCCCTCCGTTTGCGAAAACACAGTTTTAATGCTGGTTTGTCGTCTCTTAATATCGTTATTAGTTGCGTCTATAGAAGCTTCAAAAAGATTTCTGGCTTCTGCTGCTTCGGCTGGCTCGTCTTCTCTAAATAAGTCTCCCTTGATAAAGTAAGGTATAACAGAAGCTATTTTATCTGGAAGCTCGATTTCTGTATCGTCTGCTGTAGAAGAACTTATTCTTGCAAGAGCTGGAGAATAGACAAAAGTTAATTCGTCTTCGATTGAAGGCAACATAACTATAGAATTTGTTTCCATAACATACTCACAGTTGCCATTGTAAGAAGTTTCTGTTTCGGCAATAACTCTATCCAGAGTGCCAAAGTCAGAGATAAGCTCAGATAGGTTATATCTAATTCTTCCGTTTTGCTCCGTGCCTTGTTCTTTGCTGATTGTAACCTTTTTAAGTGGAATAACTTTAGTGTCTTCTAATCTGTTATAGCAACGATTTATCGCTCCGGGCATAGAGTTGACATAGCGTCCAAAGTTTTCGTCTGACTTTAAGGCAGCCAGATTCTCCATACTTAAGTCGTCTGTATAGTCTGCAAACATCAATTTAAGAGCTTCAATCTTAATTTCTCCTAACTTCATATCAATTCTCCTTTATAAAATTTGTGGTGGATTGAGCAAGATTCGAACTTGCAATCAACAATTCTTTGTTAAGGTGCTAGCGAAAAGCTTTCTCCGGTTAAGCTATCAATCCATAGAAAAGCGTAGCGTCTCATAACCGTTACGCTTTTTTTAATTAAATTAAGGCAATTTTACAACTGCTACTTTTATATCTGCTGAGCCAGTCATAAGAACACGACCTTTGTTCTCTCCAGACATAAATTTGAAAGCGCCACTCTCAAGAGTGATAAATCTAGTTTTGCCAGCGCCAATAGACACAACTTTGTCTACAACGCCTTGAATACCGTTACCGTGCTTGAAAGTAAGGTTTGCAGCTGCGTTTCCAGCATTTTGAGCGATAATAACATATTTATCGTCTCTCTCTTTATGTTCGTAATAAGCTCCGGCTGAAGCGTCAAGAGCTGTTACAAGAGTTGAAGTAGTTACTTCTTCTGAAGGGATATTGTGTTTATCCAATTCTACTGGTGTAATTTTTACAATAGCCATAGTTTTTCTCCTTTACAATTTAGATTTTGGTAGATTAGTATTTAACATTGATTACTACTAATTCTTTTGGTCTAACAATTTTAGCGCCAAACAAAATGAAGCCTTTTACAGCGTCAGAGAAGCTCTTTTCTGGACGATATGGCTCAGTGTGAGTTAAAGGCTTAGCGTAAGCGATAGCTCTTTGAGTTCTAGCCATAATGAAGCTTGTTCCGTTATCTGAAGCTACATTGTTTGAAGCTTTGATTGTTAAGCTGTTATACATACCGATTCTACCATTTTTAAGGTTTTCACTATTGTTAGTGTTTTTGTCGGTGTATGCAGCAACAAACAAGTCTGCAAAGTCTGCGTCTACAGTTACAACGATTTTGGTTGAAGCTGAAACATCATTTTTGAATAGAGCCTTTTTAGCGTCTCTCAATGCTTTCAATACATTGATTTCGCCAGAGCCAGCTGTTCCTTCTACAACTTTAGGGACTGTAGCGTAAAGCTTTTTAGCTTGGTCGTCTTTTGCAAGGTCAGCGATATATTTATCTACTTCATTAGCAAGACCTTCTGTGGTTTCTAATTGAAGAGCTTCCATAACGCCTCCAACTGCTTGAGCCTTATCAATATCTCCAACTTTGTAATTGAAGTATCTGATTTGGTCGATTTGCATAATGATTGAAGCGTCTTCGATTTCTTCGGCTGCGTCAATATCATTATTTTTGTCTTTCTTGGCTACACTTTTGATTGTAGGTTTACCTACGCCAAGAATTTTAACTGATTCGCCCTTTGAACTAACATTACCTTCGTATTTTGTGTTACAGTCTTCTACAAAAACACAAAGTCTGTCTAATTCACGGTTGATTTCCTCGTTCCATACGGTAGGAATAAAATTTGCGTATGACATAGTTTTTTCTCCTTATTGAATTAAATTTTGTTTTTTTGGTGGGAATTACTTCCACTTTTGCATAGACTTTTTAATCTTATCAAAGTTTTTGCTAACTTCTTCTTGAGACATTTTTTTGACTTCTTCTGGCGTGTAATAGTCAGAAGAGCTTTGTTCTACACTGGATAGAGCGCCCGGTGTAGCCCTCTTGTTAGCTTCTTGTCTAATCCTAGTGGATTCTTGCTCTTGTTTTGCTTTGTTTACGATAGATTGATATTTATCGTATAGCTCAGACATAGGTGTTTTACCAACCTTGTCTTCTGCAAAAAGCCTAAACGCTTCGTCTTTGCCTAGTTCTTCAAGGTCTACTTCTGGGTGTTTGGTTTTGAAGTCTCTGTAGTCGTTCTCAAACCATTCTTCTTCTTCGGCCTTCTTAAGCTCAACTTGTGCTTGTTCCTTTTGCTTTGTTTTGATATGCTCAGAGTAGTCAGCAACTGGGTCTCCACCGGACTTTTTGATTTCTTTCATAGCTAAATATTCTTCTACATCTAAGTCGTCTACGATAGGCTTATTTGTATAAGGGTTAATACCGTCTACAGCTTCTTTGATAGCGTCATATCTAGTTTTCTTAAGTTCGGCTTGTCTCTCAGCTTCTCGTCTTCTACGAGCGTTTTCGGAATTGTCTTGAGTCTTTTTAGGCTCTTCAGTAGTTTTATTAGTTTCTTCTTCTTTGGCTGGTGTCTCTTCCGGCTTTTTAGAATCTGTAAACTCTACTTCATTGACATTTTCCTTGTTGCTAGCGTCAGAGTTTTCGCTAGCTCCGTTGTCTACGGCTTTAGCTGCTTCGTTAGTAGCTTTAGCTTCGTCGATTTCGGTTGTTTGCTCTGATAAGTTTTTGTTATCTTCCATAACACATCTCCTTTGATTTTTGCGCTCTTCAACTGCGTATAAATTTTATAACTCTAGCTACAGCTAGGAATTACCTTGTTTTTGTGTGTTCTTTGTTATGCTCAAAACACTTTGGATTTCGGCAGATATAAGTTATTGTCTTTTTATCTGCCTTTTTGACAATCATTTCAATTTTGCACTTGTTACAAATCATTTCCAGCACCTCCAGCATACAAAGCTTGAGCAAACTCTGTAGCGTCTGATTCAGCTTCTCGCTGTTTCCTAGACATCTCTTCCAGAGCCATATTGCCTTGTTCTATCTTTGCCTTCGATTCTGCGTATAAAGTAGCAATAATTGAGCGTAATTGATTATTTTCTTTGATTACAGAAACAACTTTGTCTACAACTTCTTTTTGTTGCTGTATAAGAGCTAAGTTCTGTTTGTTTTCTTCAGTAGCTTGCTCTAATTGAAGAGTTATCTCTTGTAATTGCTGTGTTAATTGTGCTATCTGTGTTTTTTCTTCTTCTTCGATTGCCTTCATAATCTCAGTTCGATTATTAAGAGCGTTCTTAGGATAAGCTTTTATGTAGGTCTTCTTATCTATCAATCCTTTAGAAAGAAGGTTGTCTAGCATATTTATATCGCCAGCAGCACTTGACTTTGTTCCAGCTACAGCTTCTACAACGATAGAGAAGTTTACATCTGCAAACTCAGAGCCACTGAATCTGTCAGAATAGCTAACTTCTTTTTCTTCCATATTGCCGTCTGCGTCTGGAATTTGTTCTGTCTTGCTATAAGTAAAGTCTTTATTTTCATAGAATAGCTTAAAGAACTGTTCTAGGATTCGACCTTGCTTCTCTTTAACTCTCCAGAAGTTATCTCTTAAAACTTCGATAGGCTGTTGAGCTTGAGATTGAAGCTGGGCGATAGCTGCGCCAGACATATTGGCTGAGATAGCTTCGCCAGTCATAACTTCGGTAGAGCCAGTAACGACTCTAGTTAGGTCTGTAAGAGTATTTATAATCTGGATAGGTGTTTGGTTTACTGAAGAGCCTTCTAGTTTTCTGATACCACTTCCAGTCTTAGAATAGTCGGTAAGAACTTGACCCGGCTCGTTTGTGATTTCTTGACCTTTAAGAGCGTCTTCTGTAACGACATATTTGCTCCAAGCATTATTTTGAGCAGAGAGTAAAGTCATAGCTAAGTTGAAGTTGATTGCTTTTTGGTTTGGAATAAGTCCTTCTACTTCGCCTAAGCCATAAATAGAATCTTCTCTAGCTTCATAGTTTCCTACAACAACTGGATAGAGAGTAGCTTTTCCTTTTGGAAGAGGCTCTGTTTTCTTGTTGTCTGGAAGGCTATTGTTTGGAGCGTCTATTCCTAAGCTTTCTCTAGCTGCTTCAATATCTGGAGAGATAGGGAACGGCTTATTTACAACAGTAGTCCTTGTAGCTCTTTCGCAATATACTTCGCCGTCTTTTCTGAAGTATCTTGTTATAACAGTTACAAGGTTTGATTCGTCTTGCTCTTTTGTGTCTGTTCTGTCTTCGTCTTCGTCTGAGACGATAGATTCTACATCTACATCTTTGTCAGCTTTAGCACGAATAGAATTGACTTCTTCTCTGGTTACAATAATAATCCATTTCTGTTTCTGTTCGTCAGTCTCTTTAGGATTAGCAAAGCCGATATTTAAGATATGGATAAGTTCTACTCTTAAGCCACCTTGCATATTGCCAACTTTTCCTTTAGCTTCTGAATCCCAGTAGTAGTGATAGAAGTAAGAGCCTTTAACCGTTCCGTCGTGAACAGCTCTAGCGTCATATTCTTCTTGACGCATTTCTTTTTGAATATAGTCAGCGAAGTTTGTAAACTTCTCAGCGTTTACCATTTCGTCTTCAGCTTTATAAACAAGCTTAACTACGCTGGATTGAATAGCACTTTCTTTATTTCTGACTATCATTTTAATTATGTTAATTACCGGTCTAGGCAAAGATTTTGTTCTCTCTGTAGCTGCCGGCCATTGACGACCTTCGAAGAAGTCTACAAACATAGGGATATTTTTTCTAAGTCCTATTTTTGATTGATATTGTTTGCATTTCTCCCACATATCCCAGAGATTCGTGTTTTTTTCTTCGACATCTATTTGTTTTGCCATTATTTTTTACCCTCCTCTCCGTTTAACCACTCGTCCATAATAGAGCGAGCTTCTTCTTCAGACTTTCCGGCAAAAGTGTCGCTTAAATATCTCTTGCCAAGCTGTTCGTCGTATTTCTTGTTTTTCTCAGCTTGAAGCTTGTTAGTTTTCTTCTGAGCTTCAATAGCTTGTTGAAGAGACTTAATCTGTTTAGCTTGAGCTTTCATAGTAGCTCTAATCTCTTCTAATTCTGCTTTTGATATAAACATTTTGCCTCCTACCAATCCATAAAGGAATTTTCTGTGTGTGTTTTTATGTGGAAGTTCTCTTCGATAAAGTCTGGCTCTTTCTGTTTTACTTCCAGCCAGCTTGAAGATTGTTGACTTGAGATATAGTGTGCTATTGCTAACGCCATTACCAAGTCGTCGTGGAAGCCTTCCATAGCTTCGGCTCTACCTTTGTCGTTCTTTACAAAAGTAAGCATTTCTTTTAGTGTCAGAGCGTCTTCTTCGATTGTTATATCTTCTCTTACAAGAGTTATCAAATCCGATAGAATAACCGGTCTTGATTTTGCGTTAGTTTCGAATCCAAAGCGCTTAACTACTTTCTTTGCCATAGTGTCAAATACTTCTCTGACATATAAGTTAGAATAGTTAAGCTTCTCTGACAGATATTTTGTAGGTTGTAAGCTATAGTTGACTTCGATACCGATTAAAGCTTCGTGATAGTATTTACCTAAACAATAAAGCTGTTCTGCATATAAGTCGTCGTCCATAGCTTGTTTGTGAAGTGTAGCTGCCGTCTTTCTAGTAAGGTTGTTTATTACCTTAGCAGTGTAGAAGTCGATTCCTAAGCCAGATGTATCTCCACCGATTGAATATGGAGCTTGGTGTGTTACCACGCCGTCTTTACTTCTGGTTTGCGGCTCTTCGTGAATACGAATATATCCGTGTTTATCTTCTACCCACTCAATATCTTCAATAGTGAATTTTTCTTCTAGCAGTTCGCCAGAAGAGTCTTTGATAGCTTCGTAGTTCTTTCTATACTTAAAATAGCCAGTTTTAAGTGGTTGCAAGTCCTTAACACGCTCAAATTGATTAGCAACTTTATCTTGGTCGAATACGCACTCTCCAGAGCTTATAAAGGCTTCTTGAGGGGAGATAGGATATTCTTGCTTGATTTTGGCTTTATCAATATAAGAATCATATTTTTTCGCATACCACGCCAGCTGTTCTTTAGTTAGACCTTTTTCCTTTAAGAGCTGAAGTCTATCTTGTAGCCACTGGTCGTCTTTGTTTTTATCCAAAAACTGATAATCTGTAGAAGAATATTCTTCTGTGCGCCACCACTCGTAAAAGAGATTTATACAGCTTCCTTTATCCCACAAATCTTTAGCTTCGTTATATCCGTTAGCTGTAGTCTCATAAACAGAGAAGCAGTCTGCTGTAGCAGTTTCTCCGATAGAGCTTTGTAAGTCAGCTAGTGATACTTCAAAGAAAGCAACTTCTGAATAGTGAATAAAGTTAAGAGTTTTTGAACGACCTACTTCTTTAGTGGCTGTAGCAATTCGCCACGAGCTATTTAACTTGTCAAAGAATAGCTCCTTCTTAGAGTTAAACTTTTCGTGTGGCTTAAGTATATCTGGCAATCTATCGTAAACTACACGGCCTTTATCGTTGAATATTGACTTCGTGTTGTCGTCTGCGTTTGCAAGAGTGAATCCAGAGAAGTTTTTACAAACAATAGCGTTACATAGCTGAATAGCTGTTATTAGCGTTGTAAAGCCTTGCTGTCTGCCTTTTAAGATAAAGTAAGGTCTTCCTTTACCATATTTCTCTGTCTGCTGTAGGAAGTCTCTCTGGACTTCGTTTAAGAAGAACGGAACAGTCTTTTTGTTTTTATCTACAACTGTTAAAACTGCTTCGATTAGCAAATAAGGCTTTGCTTGAACTTCTGCCGTGAGTTCTGGACTCTGTAATATCCACCTTGCAGCGTCTCTCACATAATCTTCGTCTTGGTTTGGCTTCTTACCGTCTAAGTAGTCTTGCCAGAGCTTCTTACGCTTGTTTGTGATGTCAGCTATCGTTATCATTAGTAGTCTTCAAATCCTTTAATGATAGTTTCTTCTCTCGAAGTAGCTTCGCCATTAGCTAAAGCTTGTTTGTCGTAAAGCGTTCCGAGAGTTGTGGATATTTGACTTAAGTTATCTAACTTTAGAGCGTCAATCTTACTACAGATTCTTTGACGCTTCTTTTCGTTGCTACGGTTTTTCTCACTCTCTTCTTCGTCTAACTCTTCATTAGCTACAGCCATAAGCTCGTCTATCTGGTCTTCTTGCTCTAAAGCTCTCTTAAGCTTCCTTTTTATGAGCTTATCTGCAAGTTCGATATTTTCCCAAGCTGAATTTACGAACTCTTCTCGCTTTTTATTGCGAAGTTTTACGAGGTTATCCTCGTCATTTTGCGAGGTTTCTCCGTTAGCTATCTTTTTTCTGCCTTCCTTTATAAACTTGTTCTCCCAAGTCTTAACAGTGCTGTAGGGAAGACCTAACTCTTTAGCTACATAAGAAGCGTTATTGCTTACAAGTAGAGCAAACGCTTTTTCTTTAAGCTCGTCTTTATGCTTTTTGCCGGGTTGTTTCTCCATATAACGCCTCCTTTACATTTCTTCATTATATAGTTTACAAGCAAATTTAGGGTGTTTGAGTGTGATAAATAAAAAACAAGGGTTTTACCCCTTGTTTATAGCGTTTCTAAGCTTATTTATTGCTCGCTTAGCACGGTCTTTTAAGCCGTCTATTGAATAACATAATTGTCGACTAACTTTATCAAAAGTTTGACCTTGAATATATACCTTTATCAAAACAAGTCTATCGTATTCGTCGTCTAGCTTTCCGATATTAGTCAAATAAAACTCTTCCAGATTGCTTAGTCTATCTATGTTGACTGTCTGTTTGAGCGCATTAAGGACTTTTTGAGTGCCTTCTAAGTCTTTAAGGACTTTTGGAGATTGCTTTTGAGTTTTAAGCCAATCTAACCTTCTTTGAAACTTAGCTTGAGTATCCATATATGTATCTATAGCTATGTTAGCTTTCTTTATGAATCTAAGCTCTTTCTTTATCTGGTTAATTGACTTATTACTCACTAGGCTTATCGTCTCCTTTGTCTAAATCTATAACTTTGCAGACAAATTCCAGAGTGCGACTAACAGCAACTTTAACTTCTGGCTCTACACCAGCCTTTACAAGCTTGAAGTAACAGAAGATTTTGTTTTCGTCTGTAGGCATACACCATTTAAGCTCTAGGCCGTCTTTTTTAAGCTTTCTGGTTAATCTAGCTCTGGCATTTTTGCCTTCTTGTGTTTTGTCTTCACAGTGAGCCGTATCATAACCTTGAGCTTTTAGAAAGTCATAAGCTAAAATATCCATAGCTTTCGCCATATCTGGCGTTATCATTTTTTCTAATTCCACTTCTTTATGTTGCAATTTTTTATTTCCCATAAATTTTCTCCTTATTTTTTATTTTCTCTTTTTTCGAAAAGCTCTGCCAATTCTTTAGCTTTCTCTCCGATATTGTTTAGACTCGTTCTTTCACTTGGGTATTCAAAAGACTTAAAGCACTCAATTATTTCTTTGCTGTGAACTTCGCTAAACTTTTTGAAGTCTCCTTCATAATCTTTGTTTATTTGTTCTTCGCTGTATTCAAACAAGTGAATATTATCAGCTGTAGAGCCGTCTTCTCTCTGAAGTCCATATAATCCGTCTCCTAAAAGAAGGTTACAGAAGCAAGCAACCTTTTCGTTTTCACTTGAAATAAAACACTTGTCGCTTGGATTTATTATTTCGTATCTCATAATTTCTCCTTTTTGAAGTCTTTATAGTTAGGACAGTCAGCCCAGTGTGGCGTGTGGCCTACTATAGTTTCTCCAGATGTTGTTACTATTGTTGTTTTTTCTGTGTTGCAAGGCATAATTTTTCCAGCCTTTGTTTTTATCCAGACAATTTCCTTGCCACAGCCTTTACATTTACTCATAATCCACCTCTGGAATTAAGTTTTTAAGAATTGCTTCTAAAACATCTACAACAATCGAATTGCCAGCTTGTTTATATAATTGAGCGTTTGAGTTTACTTCTGCAGCTTTATTAAAGCTCTTATCTCCGAATCCCATAAGTCTCCAACACTCTTTAGGTGTTAATTTTCTAACTCTATAGTTATCTTCTATAACTCCAGTCATAGCTTGATTTCCAAAGCCTTTATAGTCTCTTGCACATAAGGTTGTCGCTACATCTGTAAGCCTTTCGCATTTTTTCCCATACTTGCTTAATATTGCAGTATCTATTTTTTTACCCTTGTTTTCTAGCACCATACTATCTTTTTGAACAGTTGTTATTGCATTAGCAATTTCTCTGTCAGACATCTCTATATGTTGCTCTACTTTACCTTCGCTATTATATCTTCCACGCATAGCCACGCCGTAAGCAATTTTAGGCTGTCTGTTGCCACCTTCCATAGTTGTTAGTGTTGGGCATAATCCGTCTGGGGAATAAACCCTTTTTATACAATCTTGATCTTTGATATCCAGAGTGCCAATTTGTTTCAATATAGGAATATTTCCACCACCAGTTCCCATAGCAGCTTGTAAAGTAGAAGCTATTCCGTCCAGCTGAAGTTCTTTACCTTTACTTCCAAAGTCTCTATTGTAGTGCTTGATACTTTTTTCACTTAAAAAATATTTTTGGTCTACTTCGTCTTCTAAAACATCTCTGAGAACAATTTTTAATTCTCGAGCTTCTGGGAAGTGGTATTCTTCTTTTAATACATCACTTCTGATTGAGATAGTAAAAACTCTTTCTCTGTTTTGTGGAACGCCAAAATCCTTAGCATTTAATACTTTATAAAAACTTGTATAGCCAAGTTTGTTTAACCTTTCAATATAATTATCAAAGTTGTGTTTGTGTTTTTTGCTTAAAACATTTTTTACATTTTCCCAGATAACATATTTAGGATTTAGCTTTTCTACAATTCTTAATGTTTCATACATCAAACTTGACCTTGTGCCACTATTTTCGTCAGCTCCGGCTTGAAGTCCAGCAACTGAAAAATCTTGACAAGGGCTTCCGTGCATAATTAAGTCCACATCTATATCTTTATTCCAAGAGCAAATATCTTGTGGCTCAAAATTTGTATTATGTATAGCATTAAAGCTTTTTACTGCGTATTTATCAATTTCTACATAGTCTGCAATTTCATAATTTACGCCTATATTTTTTAGAGCTTCACTACAAGCTCCAATTCCACCAAATAATTCTAAAACTTTTATCATTTGCTACCCTCCAAAAGTTCTTTTAGTTTATTGTTTGTGCTGGCTTTACTCATAAGCGTTTCATTGAGACAGTCTGTAAACAGTCTCTTCTGAGCTAGAGTGTTGTGTTTGTATTTGTGGTATTCTTTACGAGCCATTTTAGCCTTAAAATATTTTGTAGCTTCTTTTTGTAGCTCGTCCATATCTACACTAGCAATTTCGCAAGCTTCTTTAATTGTCATTTTGCACCGTCCTTCTCAATCTTATCTAACAAAACATAGACAGTCTTTTTACTTAAAGCTTTTAAGTTAGATTCGATAATCGTTTTTATTTTCTTGTAAGAAGTGATATTGTCGATTTTATATTTAGAGCAATTTTTATAAGTGTTATGGTCTGAGAATCTTATTGTTTTTGTAACATCTTTATCGTTGACTAAGGTCAAATAAACGCTGGCCGTAGTATTGCTTAGTTTGAAGCTGTATGTTACAGTAGGGAACTCTTGCTCCATAACTTTTTTAATCTGATTACAAACAAGCTCTTGAATTTGCTGTTTTGGATTCTTTGCAGATAATCCAGCATAGTCCAGCTCTTTCTTAAGGTTGATTTCCAGTCTGCGTTTAGCTTCTTTTACTTTAAGAATTTTAATCTCAATATCTTTCTTCTGTTTCTCAGATGTATATTTTTTCTGAGTGATTCTGTCTTGATAAACTTTAATAGCATTATCAAACTCTTTTTGTTTTTGAATGAGATTTTTTATTCTAGGATTTTCTTTAGCTTCTGGCTTCTTTTTCTTTCTATGAAGGATAAGCTGTTCTATTTTGTGTTGATACTTAAAGATAAAGAAAATATCAATTAAGCAAACATTTATTAAAACAAACCAGTCTACTAGACTTAAGAGCGACCAATCTATTAAGCCGCCACCTAAGAAGCAAATTGTTCCTATTCCTACAGTTCTGAATACAGCTGCAACAATAGCAAAATACCAATATCGCATTTTAGTCATACCAGCCACTAGACATAAAGCGTCGTCTGGGAATATAGGGAATAAAAACATCAAAGGCAACAGCATTTTAGACTTCATATCTAAAAGCTTCTGAGCTTTTTCTAAGCTATCTTTTCCTACCAGCTTTACAGCTGCTTTTTCTCCTAGCGTATTTCCAATAACAAACATAAGAGAAGAAGAGAGAAAAACCGATATAGTGGATATAATAAAGCCTTCTAAAGCTCCAAATAATATAATTGATACTGCTATGAAGGTTGCTGAAGTTCCCGGAATAAAACATAGAAGAGTAGAGCATAATATAAATAAAACAATAAATACAATCCAGCCTAAAGCTCCACATTTAGCTATAATTTCTCTGATTCCTTCTATACTTGTTACGCCAAGTGCTCTGAGCGTGAAGTAAACACCCACACTCAAAGCAGCTACAGCTAATATAACAAGAAGGATTTTAATCCACTTCTTCATAGGCTTAACCTACTAAAACAACTTTTCCACTCTCTATCTCGTCTTTTAGTTGTTCTTCAAAATATTTTGAGATATTTTCTTTAGCTTTACGCTTCCAAGCGCCACCGTCAGCTTCAAAAAGAGCAAACTTTGAGCCGTCTCCAACTCTGAATAAAAATTCACTTGTAGGCTGTTCTACTTCTATAAAAGTTCTGTAAGGTGTTAATTTTCTGATAGGCGTTGCTTTAACAGCGCTGCTTAGCGAAGTTCCTTGTTGAGCTGTGATTTTTTGAGTGATTCCGTCGTCTTCAGTTTCTACAGAGTTGTTGTTTGTAATTTTCTTAAGCATAGCCAACATTTCTTTTGAGTCTTCATTTTGAACAAATTGAGAACGCATAGCTATTACAAAGTCTTCAAAATTGTGGTAGCTTCCAAATCTAAATTTAGCTGCGTCGCTTTCTGCACAATAAGGATATTCTCTGTCTTTATGTTCATTTGTTGTTGTAAATACTGATACTTTTTCAGCGCTTACAATATTTATATAAAGTGGCGCTTTGAAAATTCCACCTTCATTTTTAATCATTTTTACAATAGAAGCTAGGTCGTTAAAGCAGATTTTTTCCACTCTATCTTCATTTCTAACTGGTCTAAGACTTTGGTTTGTATATTTTTCTCCATTGATTTCTACAAGTGTAATATTCTCGTCAATAATTTTTTTAATATCGTTTACTATGTTTTCCATAATTACATATCCTCCTCAGTTTTTGTTTGTTTTAATTCGACATATTTTGTTTCGTGGACTTCTCCAAATAAATCTGGCTGACCGTCCGGAATACCAGTAAGCTCATAACCGGCAATTCTGTCTCCCATAGTTTGAATAGCCATTTGAGTATGAACTGCACTGGTAGGGCTAAGCTTTTTCTTTACAACTGTTTGTAGACTAACAGCTTGTCTATTGTTAATGGGCGATATAGTTATTTCTACAGTCAGTTTTCTAGGCTTTTCGTCAGTGTTTGGATTTTTTATGTTTTCCATAACCTTGATAAGTTCGTAATTGATTCTTTCTGTCATAGCTCCATTTGCGAAGTCTAAGACACTATTTACTTGTTTCATTTTTGCCTCCATATAACAAGCCTTTTATACTTGTTAATTTTTTATTGATTTTTTTAAGTTGTGATTTTTTTATAAGCAGAGCCTTTCTAGCTTTCAATACCCAGATTTCGTCTCTAGGTTGAATATCTTCGCCATTTTTAGCTCTAAGCTCTTTTTCTTTGTTATCCATTAGCTGAAGCTTGATTTCTTTTATCTCGCTTTCTAGGATTTCTTTTTTTCTTGCAAGAGCAAGTTCTTCGTCGTGAAGCATTTCGTCTCCAATTTGCTTTTCCTCAAGCTCTTTTTCTTGAGCTTGTCTTTCTAAATTTTCAAACATTTTTAGATTTTCTCCTTTTAGATTCCTAGTTTTTTTGCAGCTTCGCTTTTCTTTTTGAGTTCCATACTTCTAAAATCGTCGCCTTCGAGCTGAATAACTCTAGTAGACATTTCATTGATTCTTTCGATTATGGCTTTATCTAAAAGAAAAGTTCTGGCTAGTTCTGGTATTGAATAATTTGAGCTGAATATTGTAGGTTTTCCGTTGTTATATCTAGCATTTAAGACTTCCAGCAAAACTTTTTCTGCAAACTTAGCGCTTCCAGAGTTGTTTTCTCTGCCTAAAAACTCTTTGCCTAAATCGTCTATAAATACAAACGATTTATTTTCTAAAAGAGTTACTAACTTAGCTTGACCTAAAGCTGCGTCGTCTGAATAGCTTCTTTGAATCTCGGCCAGCATACAAGGAACAGAAGTATATATACAACTATATCCTTGAGCGACTAGGCTATTGCATAGGCAAGCTAACAAGTGAGATTTTCCGGAAGAGTTGTCGCCGTAAACATATAGTCCAATTCCTTGACTTAAAACATCTTTAGCGTTTTTAGCGTAGTTTTTACACTTACTATAAGCTTCAGCGTTGTGTTGAGTTATAACTGCCGATTCAAATCTTGCGTCCAGATACTTTTTGCCAAGCATTGAAAGCTTTTGATTTTCCTTGAAGCGTCTGATATTTTCTCGAACACGCTCTTCTTCTTGTTGTCTTTCCAGTTCTTCTTGTTGACATTTACATCTGACACGAAAAATCTTTTTGTCAGAGCCTTCACCAATAACACAATATCTTTCTGTTTTACATTTTTTACACATAGGAAGTCCGTGTTTGTCTGGATATTCGTCTTCTTGAAGTTTGTTACGCTCTAAAAATGCAGTAGAGAACATTTTTTCAATTTCAATTTCCATATTTTTATTCCTTCCTTTCATACTTTGAAGCGTCGGCTATTTTAGTTGACTGACAGTTGACCGAAGCGTTTCTTCGCTCCCAAGTTCTAACACAGGCTTTCCAGTCTTTCATAGGTTGATTTCCTACTTTCCAGCCTTTAGATGTATAGAAGTCAATAAAGCTTTGAGCGTCAATTCCATTTTTCCTTTCTTGACAATAAGCCTTAACATCTTCTAAAGAAGGTCTTGAGAAGCGCTTAACAGAAGAATTTTCAGAAGAGCCGGCAGCTTTAGCGCCGTTTTCTTCTTTATCTTTATCTTCTTGTATATCTACTTCTAATTCTTTTTCTTTCTCTGTGTTACAGTTTGTTACAGTGGTGTTACATTGTAACGATAATCTGTTTTTTTCTCTGAGATTTCTAACTCTTTGAGCGCTATCACACTCGCTGCCAATCATTTTATTTACTTCACTCATAAAGATAGTTGCGTCGTCCAGAATTTCTACCATTTGAAGCTCTGTAAATACTCTCATAGCATTTCTGACTATATCTATATTTGTGTTAGTGATTGTAGCTAACATTTTCTCGCTGTAGGGAATAGCGTCGCTGAATCGTAGACTGCCTTCGTGGTCTACACTTTCACATAGAAGTTTTAGATAAAACAAAATATAATCTTTGCCGTTATCCATTTCTTCAATAATTTTTATATCGTGTCGCTTAAAAAAGTCTTTCTTAAGCTTCAGCCAATAATATCTTTTTGTTTCTGACATTGACTACCTCCTAAAATGGAAGGTTGTCGTCGTCTACCGGTGTAAATTCTGGTATTGCGCCACCTTCTTCATTTTTCTTTGTGCTTAAGAATTGAACCTCTTCAGCAACAACTTCTGTAGCATATCTCTTAGTGCCGTCTTGACCGTCATAGCTTCGTGTTTGGATTGTTCCAACAATTCCTACTTTGCTTCCTTTCTTAAGGAATTTATGGCAGTTGTCAGCTTGACCTCTCCAAACAACAATATTTATAAAATCTGCTTCTCTTTCTCCGTCAGCATTTGCAAATCTTCGTTGAACTGCAATAGAGAATCTTGCAACTGATATTCCAGAGCCGGTTGTGGTTAATTCCACATCTTTAGTTAAATTTCCTATTAAAATTGCTTTATTCATAGTCTTACTTTCCTTTTGGTGTAGTAATTTCAGCAAGAGCTACACTTTGAACATAAATTTGCTCGCTTTCTATCGCTCTGTTGATTCTCTGAACTCTTCTGTCAATTTCGACTCTTTGTTTATCGGCAACTTCTTTTAAGAATTGACTTTTGTTTTCTAATTTTTTAAGTTTGGTTTCAATAGCAGAGTTTTTCTCGTGCATTTTATCTTGAATCCTTTGTTTTCTTATAATTAAACGGCGTTTTGAATCTGCCAATTTGTCGATTTTACTTCTAAAGATTTTCATAATAATTCTCCTTATTTCTTATAAATTAAATTTTCTTTGCTCCAGTCTGGATATTTAGATTTCAAATAATTTTCAATTTGATTTCCAATCTTTTCCTTTTCTGCAGCTGAGCCATTATCGAATTTATAATGGCATTTATTTTCTGTTAGGTTAGTGCATAATGTAACGATATTTTGTTCTATTCCAAGTCCACCGTTAGCTCTTGAGATAAAGTGAGCGTTAGGCATAACATTGTATCTGTTACCACAAACAACACATCTTCCGTTGTCTCTTTCCCAGACAATATCTTTGACTTTCTGTGGAATATCACAAGCTTTACTGCGTTTACTTTTCATAATTAGCCTCCAAGTCAACTTTGATAAAATAGCATTTTCGTCTACGGCAGTAAGTTTTACGACATATCATACAGCAAACAGTTTTATAGGTTGTCTCTGCATATTTTGCAATCTGTTTTGGATTGTCGAACGCTGCAATAGGCAAGGATAATCTATCTGCTGTAACTGCCAAATAAACAAATCTACCATTTTTCATTACTTCTCCTAAAAGCTTCTACTTCGCTATCGTGAACGCCTAACTCGTCCAGCTTCAAAAGAGTATTTTTGATAAGCTGAGTCATTTCGTCCACATCATATTTAGAAGAGCCGATAAAGTATTGATACATATTAAGCGTTTTTCCATTGACTTCTCGCTCGTCTATTTTTCTGATAGCTCTAAAGCTTTTTCTTAATAAAGATTCAGCTTCTGGCAAGGCCAGAATATAGTCGTATTTGATATTTGCTTCTTCTAACATCATACAGTAGACTTCTTCTGTAGAAGTTCTGTCTTTAGTTCCGTTTATAGCTTCTGAAAGCTTTGTAAGTAAAAACCATAAAGCTTTGTTTTGTTCCAAACTTCTATTAGAACGGTGTGGCTTAAAGTCCACATCTAGCTCTATATCAATTCTGTTTTTTACTGCGTGCTGCTCTTCAAAAGCAAGATTCACGCTTAGCTTTTCAACATCTTTAACTACAAAACTAACAACACAATCTCCGTCTTCATTTATATATTTAGAAGCTTTATTTGCTATAAACTTACTCATTAGAGCCGTTCTCCAAAGCTGCAGTAAGTTCGTCAAATTGTTCGTCTGTTAAAGAATTTACAGCAATAGCTTTTCCGTATTTCTTCTTAATCCAAGCTGTTACTTGAGCCATTGTGAAGCCTTTTTCTTCTGCTTTTGCTTTAGCTTGATTGTATTTTGATTGAGCTACTGGTTTTTTCTCTTGAGGTGGCGGCGTATTTTGACCTTTATTATCGCTGGTAGGGGTGGTGTTATACTTGCTACTGTCTTTCGTATAATAGACATCTGCACCAATTCCAAGAGACTTGCAAGCTACGCTAATAGCGTCTGTGTAAGCCATTTTGAAAGCTTCGTCATTAGTTGTAAGAGTGCCTTTTTCGGTTGCTACCAAGCAAGCTCCACCAATTCCTTCTATAGCTTCGCTCCAGTTGTCGCCGATTTTAACAAATAGATTAACTCTAACATTTACAATAATTTCGTTTTTAGCTCCAGCTTCAAGCCATTTTTCAATAATGTTTACTTTCCAGCCAAAACCACAAACGCCAAATACTTCTGTAAGAGTTTTAATTCTCCACATAGGATTTATATCTGTGAAGCCTTTAAGTTTTCCACCTTGAATCTCTCTTTTTGCCGAATCTGGAACAACTCTAACCTTGTTATAAATTGATAAGTTTTCGTTATTTTTTTCTTCTTCGGTCATTGTTACAACTTCTTCTTTAGTTTCTGTAGTTTCTTCTGCAGCTTTGTTCTCAGTTTCCACAACTTCATTTTCAATAATTTTTTCTTCTGACATTTTGATTACCTCCAGTTAAGTTCTTTTTTAATGTAATAGATTTTTACCAAGTGTTTGAATACATCAAAGTAGAGTTTTTCTTGTTTAGGTGTGATATACTTTTCTTCGAATCCTTCTGTTTCGTCTCTGCCTATTCTTAAAATAAGAATCTGTTGCACCTTGTAGCCATTTTCTTTTAACAAGTTTCCATAGCCACTAACTTGACAAAATTGTTCGTCATAAATACCTTTACAAGATTTGAAGTCAATTAAAGTAAATTTTCCGTCTAATTTACAATAAAAGTCGCAAGTTCCACCATATCTATATCTATCTGAAGCAAAACCTTTTTCATTGAAGATAGGCTCTACAGTGTGTTTTTTCTCCCAGTCTAAGTATTTGTTAAAGCCTATTTGAGCAATATCTTGTTCTGCTTTAGTAAAGTCTGTTAAGTCTGGTGTTTGTTTTGTGATATGGCACTCTACAAGGTAGTGTATTAAAGTTCCAATTTTTGCAGCTTTATCTACATATTTAGTAGAGTCAATTCCTTCTAGTCCTAATCTGTTAGCCCACAATACTAGAGCTGGTTTATTCAATAGGCCAGTAATAGTTGTTGCTCCCGGCACTACAGCTCCGGTTGAATCATAGTATCTTGTGTGAGCTTTGCTCATACTTTTTAATTTATCTGCCATTGTCTTCGCCTCCAGTAGTTTCTTTTTGTTTTTCTGATTGTTCTTCTTCCATTTTCTTTTCTAATTCTCTTTCGTAATATTCAATCATACTTACACTTGTAGAAAGTTCTTTAACTGTAAACTCTACGAGATTGTTATCATAGAAAGCGTCGTTTAAGATTCCTTTTAGGGCAAATTTTGCAACCATAGCTCTTTTGTTATAATCTTTAAGATTTGATAAGATAGATTTAACTTCAGCGCTGGCTGTTTCTTCGTTAATTTCGAAGCATTTGTTGTTTTTTGTTTGGATATGTATTTCCATAATTTAATTCTCCTTATTGACTTTTTTAATTTTTTTGTTTATAATTGTTGGTGCGATAAGTTTTTTCGTAGGCTCGTTTTCGTTTTGCTTTTGGGAACGAGCTTTTTTTATTTTCAAAACTAATTCTTTATAGCAAGCTAAAATCCATTTAGAGTTGTTTTTATATCCGACCAGTTCCAAATTTTCAGTTGTAAGATACTTTCTAGCTTCGTTTGGAAGTCTGACGCAGAGATTATAAAAATCTAACTCTTTTGGCTCTCTGGCTTGCTTTTTTGCTTTGCTTTGATAATAAATTTCTTCGTCTGTGTAAACATCTGACACTTTACAATCAAGGCTTTTACAAATTCCTTTCATTTGTGCCGGTATCGGTAGACACTTATAATTGACAAACTTACTTATCATTGGCTCGTCAGTGCCTATCTCTATAGCTAATTCCTTAGCTTTTTTGTTCTTTTTTTCCAGAATCTCTTTTAGCTTCAAGACTTTTTACCTCCTTTTTTAGATTTTCTTCTTCCTTCTGGAAGTCTGCAAGGTTGGTTTTGTCTTGATAAAATTTTTCGATAGCGCTTCCTAGAGAAAGACAAAACACTCTTTTCTCCGAAGGGTTGAGATTCAATTCGTTGTTTGTTTCTACTACCAAATCTAACATAAATCCTCCGTTTGTGTCTTATTAAGACACTTTTTAAGCAAAAAAAATGTTGTTTACTTCCTCTGTTGAAAGCTTGTATCGTTCCTTAATCTTCACAATCTCACTTTGTCTAAACTCTGAAGACTCGTTCTTCTTTGAGCTTAAGGATTGTGGTGTGATTCCTAGAAACTTAGCAAGCGTTACATTAGAGTCGCCAAACAACTTCATTTTGCTTTCTAAAAGTTTTTTATTCACGAGCATACCTCCTTTTTGGATATTGGTGTCTTCTTAAGACACTTTAAGATTAGCATAGTAAAATCCTAAAGTCAACTGTTTTTTCAAATATTTTTTAATTTTTTGAAAATTTTTTTTCTTACTATGAAAAATATATTGAATTTTATTCAACTTTATGATAAAATTAAGACACTAGGAGATTTTATAATATGAAAATGGGAGATATAATTAAAAGCTTAAGAATACAAAAAGGTATGACACAAGAAGAGCTAGGCAAAGTTATAGGCGTTCAAAAGTCTGCTATTCGCAAATACGAAAGTGGTATGGTAGAAAATATTAAAAGAACATCTATAAAGAAAATGGCTCAACTTTTTGGCGTGTCGCCCACTTATTTAATGGGTATGGAAGAAAATGTTAATTATGGCGTAAATAATGGCATAATAGGAAATAACAATCAAAATAACCATATACACAACGAAAAAAAGTTAGCACCTATCACAGAAGCTATACTTACAATATGTGAGAATCTTAACGAATCTCAGCAAGGACAAGTTTTAACCTACGCCACATCACTACTAAGCAAGAAGGAGGATAAATAATGTTTGCAATCGCTTTTATAATTGCTGTCGTCTTATTTTTATTAGTTTTTGCTGCTATGTATTATTTTGAAAACATAGCAACGGCGGCTATTTGTTTTGCTGTAGCTATATTTTTTGGATATGTTGCAATAGCTGCAGAAGTCTATTTTGTTTTTCTAATTCCGGCTTTCTGTATCGTCTGGGCTATTATAGGCTTAAAAGACAATCCACCTAAGCTTAAAAAAAGAAACAAAAAAGACAAGGAGGATAAATGAAACGAGCCGTAATTTATGCCAGATATAGTTCTGATAGTCAGACCGAACAATCAATCGAAGGCCAGCTTAGAGTCGTTAATAAATATTGTATAGATAATGATTATATTGTTATAGATACATATATAGACAAAGCTATGACCGGAACGAACACAAATCGTCCGGGCTTTCAAAAAATGATAGCTGACAGCGCTAATCGTAATTTTGATTATGTAATAGTTTATAAGTTAGACCGTTTTGCTAGAAACAGATTCGACAGCGCCTTTAATAAAAAAATCCTTAAGAAGAACGGCGTTAAAGTTATCTCTGCAACAGAAGGCATAACAGACAGCCCAGAAGGAATTATTCTGGAATCTATGCTCGAAGGTTATGCTGAATATTACTCTGCAGAACTTTCTCAGAAAGTTAGAAGAGGCCAATACGAAACCTTCCAGAAAGGAACATTTTTAGGTGGAACTATTTTATATGGTTATAAAGTTAATAATAAAATAATAGAGATAGACGAAGACCAAGCTTATGTTGTCCGTAAAATTTTTACGGCATACGCTGACGGCCAGACAGCTAAGCAAATAGCTGAAGCGCTGAAAGCTGAAGGTATAACAAATAAACAAGGTAGATATTTTTGTATAAACTCTATAATGAATCTTCTTAAAAATAAAAAATATACCGGTTTATTAGAGTATGGCGAATATCGAAGAGAAGATTATTATCCAAGAATAATTGACGACTTGACTTTTGATATTGTTTCAAAACGAATAGAAAGTAATAAACGCTCTCCGGCCAGAATGAAAGCTTATGAAAATTATAGACTTAGTGGAAAACTTCACTGTGGATATTGCAAGTCTTTAATGACTGGAGAGTCTGGAACAAGCAAGAACGGAACAATACATCACTACTATAAATGTTTTGGAAAGAAAAGACACAATCACTGTGAGAAAACATCTGTAAAAAAAGACGAGCTAGAAAATCTAGTTGTTTCGCTCGTTCTTAAATATATTTTAGCTGAAGACAAAATCCTTGACACTATCGAAGGAATTGTTTCTACCTATAATGAGACAGTATCTCAAAGCACAGAGTTATCTATTCTAAAACAAGAATACAGCCAAAATGAAAAGTATCTAAACAATATTTT